CCGGAGCCACCGAACCAGTCCTCACCGATCTGGTCGAAAATCTGGAGCACCGCCGGCTCATGGACCGAGGCTCGGGGGCTGTAGGAAAGCCAGTTGGTAACTTTAGTCATTCGGTTTTCTTGGCTCTGGTTTTCCGCTTCTTGGGCTCGATCACCGCAACCACCTCTTCGATGGGCTCGGCCGGGATCGGCTCGGGCATTTCTTCGGAAGGAGGCTGCTCGAGAGCGGCCGCGGCCGGCTCCGGTGCTATCGGCTGCTTTTGCGCGGTCGAGATCTGGGAGACATCGAGGCCGTATTTGACCGCCAGGTCTTGGATGTACCGGGCTTGTTGGGCCTTGGCCTCCAGGGCGGATCGCCAGTCGATGCCTCGGGCTCCGTAGATCTCGTCATAGGTCGTAATGCCGGCACCAAGCTCGTTTAGCTGGGCGGCAGAGTTGCGACCGACGTCGACGTTAGGGGCCCGGGGCGCCTGGATGGCGACCTCGTACCAGTCGTCGGGGCTGTCTCTGAGTGTCGGGTCGGTGCGGATGGCGTACTCCATGACGTATTCCCAGATACGTCGAGCGGCCGAGGCCATCACCTGATGACGGCTGCGGAACCACACCGAAGACATATCGAGTGAGCCCCGGTAGACGGTGCCCTGCATCGACTCTGGGAAGACCAGGACGTAAGGAATACCGACGCCGGCGCACACCTTCTCGGTGAGGCTGCGCCAGTACTCACGCATATTGACGTTGGGGCGGTCAGCGCTGAACTGCTCGAACTCGTCGCCAGTCTTCATGACCTTGACCGAGGCGCCGAAAATATTTTCGTAGTAGTTCTGTGCGGTCCCCTGGGAACCAGCAACACCGGATCGGAGGCTGGTTGCCTGCACCTCACCGGAGCTTGTCTTAATGACCTGGGCCACGCTCGAGGCCAGCTTACAGGATTCCATCTCGAGCTTCTGGAGATCGTCCAGGTCGTGCAGGTCGTTGATCACACAAGCCACAAAAGGCAGGCCGCGGAGCTGGCCGGCACGCTGGGCCTCGTAGATGTGGACCACCGAGTCGGAAGAAATGGACCGGATGTCGGTAAGTTGTCCCTGCTGCTGCTCCTGGCCGCAATAGAAGGAGATGGCCCGACCTGTCTTGGGGTCGAACCGGACGCCGTCGAACACATCGGGAAGGCCCTCCTGGCCAGCGGGAGTGGAGACCTGCTGCGGCTCAATGAGCTGCAATCGGGGCCGGCCGGTCTCGCCCTTGGTCAGGAGGATAAAGGATTCCCCATCGTAGAACCAGCCACGGGCGGCCAATGACATCAGGGTGCCGAAGGATTGCCGGGATCCGATGTCAGGGTAGCGGCTCCAGGTGTCCCACCATTTCTTAGCTCGGAGATTCCAGTCGGGATTCGAGGAAGCCGGCTGCACCGAGAAGTTGCTGCCGACGGTGTAGTTCTCGAACAGGTCGCCCAGGCGATTCATCACCGCGTTGTTCTGCTCGAAGAATCGGCTCTTTCGGACAATCTGCTGCCGGGTAGAGGCAGTCACATCGAACCGCACCGAGGTGTAGCTGGTGTCCAGGAAGGACCGGCGGATCGAGTTGGACGCGCCCTCGTAGCGGTCGACAGGTGCCGACCGGAACTTGCTCAGGATGGTGTCGAGGAATCCCATCAGCTCATGCCTCGATAGCTCGCCTCACGGCGGAAGTTGGAGAAGTCGCCGCCGTAGGATGTCGCAGCAATGAGCACCACGCCCACCATCTTGGTGTAGATCTGGGCGTCGGTGGGGCTGGTGATGCCGTCCTGGTTGAGGTAATAGACGGCCAGGTCGTAATCGTCGACCAGGCTTTCCCACATCTCGACCATCTCAGAAGGTGTCGGGGCGCCCTTGCCGGGCTCGGCGAACTCGACCGAAACATCAGAGGATGATGTCGACCGGACAACCTGGCCGGACTCGATCACTGTGGCTGCGGCGATGGACTTAGCAGCCAGGGCAGCCAGGAGCGTCACACCACCCAGTGTCGCATAGACACTGCGGAGATAGGCCCTCTTGATGGCTACGGTAAACGTGAACACCTCGGGCGGATCTTCACCGATCCCAGGGTGACTTCAATAGGTTAGCTGGCTATTGACTCGCTTGACGTAACCAGATCATTCCAGAGCATCACCATGGCGAGCTGCATGATTTCGCAGTCGTGAAGATGGTCCGGCCATTTCTGATTTCTCTTAACCCAGACGTGTTTGATTCGACCCGCGCGGTTGGCCTGGGGTCGTAGGACGTGTGAGTCCAGGTGGCGCCAGTAGAGGTCGGGCTCGGCGATGTAGGCTCCTTCGGCCTGGACGCTGGGCGGATCCTGATGGACTCCCCATTCCCGGTCGATGTCGCCCTTCCTTAGCCTGGAGAGCATATCTCGGAGGTGCTCGGTGTCGAACACCAGGAGGGGCTGCACCACGTCGGTCCTCATCGAGGATGATGTCGACAGGCCGAAAGGGTGCACCGCCCCGGTAGCTGCTGTGAACCGGGCGCCGGTCTCCCGGCCTTTGAGCGGCATCCAGCCGATCACCATCGGCTTGCGGAGGCCGCCTTCCGGTGGGTATCGAAGGCCACAAGGGAAGTTGATCGGGTTGGATGTCACCGAGGAATAGGAGGCACAGGCATCGTAAACCGTCTGGGTGTTAAAGCCTGAGTCGATGCCGACATCCATGTCATGGACCTCGAGGGCCACCTGGACCCGGCGAAGGGCTGCGAAGTCGTCGGCATGGCCGGCAGCAATCAGGGTAGAGTTGCCGTCTTTCCACTCGCGGCACACCCACCACAAGAACGGCGCCACGGCCTGAACGTCGGCGGTCAGGTAGCGGCGGCCGCCATCGACGGTCACGGTGGCCGCGGTCTCGGTGCGCTCCTGCTGCACGTCCTGTTGCTCCCATGGCTCGGCCAGGTTGCCGTTGATAAAGCCCTGAAGGCCGGCCATTGATGCCTTGGCCTCGAGGAATGAGACCGCCAGATAGCCCCAGGTGCACTTACGGTCGGGGCTGTAGAGGCTGCTTAGATGGTAGGACCGCACACCAGGCATGGCGTTGGGATTCTCTGGGCGCCATTGGCCATGTCGAAGGGCTGCCACCTTGTGAGAGTCGGTGATTTTGCCCTGGCAGAGCTGACAGACGTAATGGGCCGAGGCTCGGATCTTGCCCAGGTCGTGCTTGCCGTCCTCGGCCTTGGCGTCGTCCCAGGTCACCTGCCGCCATTCGAGCTTGATGTACTCCCGGCAGTGTGGGCAGGGCAGGTAGTAGCGGCGCTGGTCACCGCGGAGGAATCGCTGCCAGATCCGGCCTTCGACCACCGTCGGTGTGCTGGTCATAAAGGCCTTGGAGCTGGAGAAGCTCTTGAGTCTCTGCTCGGCTAAGTCCAAGGCGTCGGCCTCCCGGGCAGTAGCCTCGGCGAACTTGTCCACCTCGTCGGCGATCAGCACCCGAACCGGGCGGCTGGCTAGGTTGGCCGGGCTGTTGGATCCTACGAAAGTCAGGGTCGACCTGGTGAAGTTCTGCTCGAGGTTGGTGATCTTGTCGGCCTCGGCCGGGTAACACTCGAGCATGGCCGGGCTGTCCTCGAGCATGGGCAGCCAGCGGCTCTTCGAGAATGACCTGGCCAAGGACTCGGTAGGCATCAGCCACAGGGCCGGGCTCGGCTCGTTGGCGATTAGCCAGGCCAGGCCGGCCATCAGGGTGGTCGTCTTCGATGTCTGCGATCCCCAGCAAAGGGTCACCTCGTAGACTGTAGGGTCTTTCCAACATTCCATGGGCTCCCGGGTATACGGTCGAACCGAGGTCGAGAAGGGCCCGGGATGCTCGGTCTGCCGTTGGGTCAGCCGGAGCGATGCCTCGGCCCAGTCGACCACGGTCTGCATGGGTGTCGGCCGGTAGAGGTTGCGTCGGTAGTCCAGGAGTGAGCGCTGGAGGTCGGTTAGGATCATGGCGTGTTTGATTTGTCAGTGCCTCGGTGAAAGCAGCTTGAATGCAAGCGCAGCCACTTGTGGAACTTGGCCATTTCCAAGGCGTTCAAGTCGGTCCATCCATCCGGCCAACCCATCAGCCTTTCGACCCATTCTGGGTGCGGAAGATATCCCTTCGGACATAGCTCGAATGGATTCTTGGCTGGGCTCATGAAGTCTTCGCTGCGACAACGCTGTGTTTTTATCGGCGTTCCTATCGTAGGCAACGATCCACATTCTTTCACGCTCGTGTCGTGCGCCAACATCCCCAGCGGATACCACTCCCCACTTCGCATCATACCCCATTTCGGCCAGGTCTCCGAGCACAACTCCAAGCCCCCGAAAAGAGAGAGCTGGTGAGTTTTCCACGAAGATGAATCTGGGTCGTATTTCCCGGCAGATTCTTGCCATTTCAATCCACAGTCCGCTTCGTTTTCCAGCCAGGCCTTTTCGATTTGGACCTCCTGCTGTTGAGATGTCCTGACAAGGGAATCCACCGCACACGATGTCGACGTGTCCTCGCCATGGATTTCCGTCAAAGGTTTGCACATCATCCCAGATTGGGAATCGTGGCAGGCATCCGTCCCTTTGACGGGCAAGAAGGCATTGCCGTGCGTGTTTATCCCATTCGACAGCGCACACGCAGGTATGTCCAAGAAGCATTCCGCCGAGGATTCCCCCCCCAGCTCCAGCAAATAAGTGTAGCTCATTCAATCGATTTTGTTGGTCAGGTTTTCCATGGGTCGGTGTTGTGCAATGTCTTGAGCGCCACCTCCTGGACCCACCGGGTCAGCTCGCGCTCGGCGTGCTCGGGGTCGTGCGGTGCTATGCGGCCGGAGAGCTGCTTAGGCATAGCCTTGATCAGCGAGGCCACGGCGCCGTCGTGCTCCTGCATCACCCGGCGCACCCAGTCGCCGGAGACCAGGCGCCGTTCCTTCTCGGCCTGGGTGATCACCTCGTCACGGGCCGACGTGAGGTTCTTGGCTGCCGCGGCATGGATGGCCACCAGCCGGCCGGCATCGGCTCGACCACCGCGGAGCGCATCGACAGCCAGGTCATAGGCCGCACGCTCGATTTGCCGCTGCCTTTCGTAAGCGCCTTCAGGCGAGTCGGTGGCTGCTGTTGCGGTGTTGAGAGGGGTCTCTGCTTCAATAGGCCTGTAGGGGCCTTCCTGTTCGATTGCGGTGGGGTCCGGTGTGATCTTCTGTTTAGGAATAGACTTGGCTCGTGACCTAACGTGTTGAGATCGCCAGAGGTCGGCCGACTCGGGCGAGTCCATGGGCATCCCCTGAGATATAAGCTGTGCGACCCGCGGCTGGCTTATACC